CACCGCGAAGTGGTGCGGGAAAAGGTTGCCACCTGGCCCATCGCCTACAGCTGCCTGACTGACGACGAGTACAAGTACACCATCGGGCTGTTTGCAGGCAAGGCAACGTTTCAGTTCACCCATCCCAAAGCCGGCTCTTCCACCGAGACCGAAACCACCACCTGCTACTGCAGCAAATACGGCATCGCCTGGCACAATGCGAGACAGGGCGTATGGAAGAACATGAAATTCAACATCATTGAATGCTGAGAAAGGGAGGAATGCCTTTGTATCAATCGGTTTTACGCCTGAAAGACGGCACTGAGCTGACAGGCGGGGCGGCGGGCAATGCCATAAAAAGCATTACGCTGCACACTGCGGTGAACGCCGGGCAGGAATTTACCATCGGCTCTGCGTTTTCGGACTACATTGAGGCCGAAATCTGGGCGGACCCGGGCGGCAGCCTGCAAATTACTGCCGGGGATGCCCTGACCTATTACCGGCAGGACGATGCTGGGAACCGCACCAAGGTGGGCGTTTTCTATGCTGAAAAGCCCACCCGCACCAAGCGCAACAGCTACAAGGTCACGGCCTACGACACCATGTCCAAGCTGGATGCGGACTTCTCCGGCTGGCTGCACGCCAATCAGGCACAGTTCCCCAAAACTATCTGGCAGCTGGTTCAGCTGGCCTGCCAGCGGGCGGGGGTCGCGCTTGCCAGCAGCGGCTTGCCCATCAATAGCAGCTACAGCGTGCAGGCGTTCTATGCGGACGACCTGACCTGCCGCCAGATCATCTCCTGGGCGGCAGAAGCGGCAGGCTGCTACGCCCACATGAATGCAGACGGCAAGCTGCAATTCTTGACCTACACAGACAAGCGCCGCACTGCTAAAATCACCCCGGACGGTGCCAGCAACAGCACCGCCTATTATGCTGACAGCCTGAGCTACGAGGACTACACGGTCAAGGCCATTGAGAAAGTCCAGATCCGGCAGTCAGACAGCGATGTGGGCGTTATTTACCCCGACAGCACCACTGCCACCAACACCTATGCAGTGCAGGGCAACCTGCTGCTGACAACCGGTACCGAAGCCAACCTGAAAAGCGTTGTCCAAAACCTGTACAACGTGCTGAAAAACGTGACCTACACCCCCTGCAAAGTATCGGTGCCCAGCAGTTCCGGCCTTGCCTGCGGGCAGATCGTGCACGTTAAGGACGCACGCGGGCGGGAGTTCGACACCTACCTGATGAGCGCCACAATCTCCTCCGGCAAGGCAAGCTTTGAGAGCGTGGGCAGCGCCAGCCGGGAAAGTTCCAGTGCCGTGAACAGCCAGAGCTTCAAGAACCTGACCGGCAAAATGCTGGAGATCAAGACCAGCGTGGACGGTCTGGAAGTAAAGGCCAGCGACCTGACCGGCAAGTACACCGACCTGAAAGCAACGGTGGACGGGCTCTCCTCTGAGGTGAAAAAAGACACCAAAATCACCGGCGGCGGCAACCTGATCCTGGGCAGTGAGAGCTTCCGCAATGCCACCTATGACGGCAATGCAAGCGGCGTGGCGTATGACGATGACGGCAGTGCAACAATTACCAATGCGAACACCAACCGGTATTTTATTTTCAATACCGTTGGCGCTCGCATTACCAAAGGCGTCACTTTATGCCTGTCCGTCATGTACAAACCAATTTCCGGCACCGACGGGTTGTGTCTGAGCCTTACGTATGACGGCGACAACGGAACTTCTTACGTTCCCAGCATAAAAACCGAAAACCAGCTTGAAATTGAGCAGACAGACGGCTGGGTGCTGCGGTATGGCACCTGGACACCCAGCAACACCGGTATTCTGAAAACGGTCGAGCTTGGCTGCGGCAGCATAAGGGCGGGGCTTGGCGGCAGCTACACCAACAAGTTTGAACTGTTTCACCCCATGCTGCAATACGGCAACGCGCCCACCGCGTGGAACGCCAGCTCCGGCGACTATCTGACCCAGGAAAGCGCAAAAAGCCTGTTTTCCCAGACCGCTGACGAGATCAAAACCGAAGTCACCAAGTCAGTGACTGAAACGGTAACGGCCAACGTGAAGGACACCGCTACCAGCGCTGCCAATG